GCTGGCCTTCTACTGTCAGGCCTATGCCAGGTGGAAGAAGGCCGAGGCTGTACTCAACGAGAAGGGCGAGCTGTATAAGACGCAGAGCGGCAACGTGATCATATCGCCCATGCTCTGGGTGGCCAACAGGGCCATGGAGCAGTGCCACAAGTTTCTGGTCGAGTTCGGCATGACGCCTGCCAGCCGTGGCAGGATCAGCGTTAGCAGGCCAGGTGAGGATGACGGCTGGAACAAGCTGCTCGATTTTTGCAAAGAGACCACGAAGGCGCCATGAAACTTAACTTCAGTGAAGCACGAGCCAAACGGGCCGTCGAATTCATCCAGCGTTTGAGGCATACCAAAGGTCAGTGGGCCGGGCAGAACTTCATTCTGCAGGACTGGCAGCGCGAGAAGATCATCCGCCCGTTATTCGGCACCGTCAATCCCGATGGCTCCCGGCAATATAGAACCTGTTACGTTGAGCTGCCGCGCAAGAACGGCAAGACCACCGTCGCCTCGGCCATTGCTCTGTACTTGCTTTATGCTGATAGCGAGGCCGGCTGCGAAATCTACAGCGCCGCCAACGACCGGCCTCAGGCTGCCCTGGTTTTCAACGAGGCGGCGGCCATGGTACGCCAGGAGCCCAACCTGTTTAACATCTCCAAGATCGTGGACAGCCAGAAGCGCATCGTCTATCGCAGGTACAACTCCTTCTACAGCGCCATCTCGGCTGAGGCCTTCACCAAGTGGGGCATCAACGCCCACGGGATTATTTACGATGAATTGCACGCTGCGCCCGACCGCGATCTGTGGGATACCTTAACCACTTCGACCGGCTCACGGCGCCAGCCATTGACTCTGGTGATCACGACGGCAGGGTATGATCGCAATTCGATCTGCTGGGAGCAGCACAATTACGCCCTGAAGGTGCAGAACGGCATCATTGAGGATCCCACCTTCCTTCCGGTGATTTTTTCCGCCGCTGAGGATAGGGACTGGAAGGATGAGAGAGTTTGGGCGTTATGCAATCCGGCGCTGGGCACCTTTCGCAGCATCGACGAGATGCGTACCCTCTGCAACAAGGCGCAGCAGACGCCGGCCCTGGAGATGGCCTTCAGACGGTTGTATTTGAATCAGTGGGTGAATTCCGTAGAAAGGTGGCTGCCCATGGACGCCTGGGATGCCTGCAACGGCGCGGTCGATGTTGAGAAACTCAATGGCCGCACCTGTTACGCTGGGCTGGATTTGTCCGCCACCACCGACCTGACTGCCCTGGCACTGGTTTTTATCGATGATGACGGCTATCTTGACGTGCTGATGCACTTCTGGATACCAGGAGACACTGCTGTGGATAAAGAGAAACGGGACCGCGTGCCCTACCGCGTCTGGGCGCAAAGTGATCTGATCAATCTCACCCCCGGTAACGTCATCGATTACCAGTACATCCGCCACACTTTGCATGAGTTGAGAGAGAAATATGACATTGCTGAGATTGCCTTTGACCGCTGGGGAGCGACCAAGCTGTGCCAGGACTTAACCGACGACGGCTTCTTGATGGTCCCCTTTGGCCAGGGCTTCGCTTCCATGAGCGCCCCAACCAAAGAGCTGATGAACCTTGTGCTGAGCAAGAAGATCAGGCACGGCGGGCATCCTGTGCTGAGGTGGAACTGCGACAACCTGGTCGTGCGCATGGACCCGGCCGGTAACCTCAAGCCTGACAAGGAGAAATCGACCCAGAAGATAGACGGCATGGTGGCACTGATCATGGCTATCGACCGGGCCAGTCGGCACAGCAATCTGATCGAGACGTCGATGTATGAAACGCAGGGACTCACAGTTATATGAAGATACCATTCTTAAAGAAGCTGCTCGGTAACTCAGCCGCCGGATCCTTAAACAGGGTGGATGACCCGCTCAACCTCTACTGGCGCAGGAGCAACACCGGCGCCAGTGTTACCGAAACCACAGCGCTTTCGGTTGTAACGGTTTACGCCTGCGTGCGCATCTTATCTGAAACGCTGGCTTCCCTGCCGTTGCATCTGTACAAGAGGCTGGAACGCGGCAAACACAGGGCCATTGAGCATCCTCTCTACCAGATATTGCACGACATACCCAATCCGGAGATGAACAGCTTTACCTTCCGCGAGACCTTGATGGCGCATCTGGTTACCTGGGGCAACGCCTATGCCGAGATTGAATGGGACAACTACACCAAGGTCAAGGCGCTCTGGCCATTACGGCCAGATAGGATGCAGGTCTGGCGGGAGAACGACCAGATTATTTACAAATATTACCTGCCCAATGCTGCAGGCATGGTAACCCTGCCTTCATACCGTGTCTGGCATATCCCTGGACTGGGCTTTGACGGGCTTGTTGGTTACCCTCCCATCACACTGGCCCGTGAAGCCATTGGTTTATCGCTGGCCACGGAGGAGTTCGGCGCCAGGTTCTTCGGCAACGGCGCGGCTCCGGGCGGTGTTCTTGAGCACCCGGCCAAACTCTCCAAGGAAGCACAGGAAAACCTGCGTAAATCTTGGAACGAGATGCACTCCGGCCTGTCCAACCAGCACCGGCTGGCCATCCTGGAAGAGGGCATGAAGTGGAGCAAGGTCGGCATACCGCCCGACGATGCTCAGTTCCTGGAGACCCGCAAGTTCCAGCGCAATGAGATAGCCTCATTCTTTCATATACCGCCCCACATGATCGGAGATCTTGACCGGGCCACCTTCTCCAACATCGAGGAGCAGGCTTTAGAGTTCGTGGTCTACACCATGCGCCCTTGGTTGGTGCGCTGGGAACAGTCGATCAACCAGAAGCTGCTCAATCCTGATGAAAGGGCGGATTATTTTGCTGAATTCCTGGTGGATGGACTGCTGAGGGGTAATATCCAGGCACGCTATCAGGCTTATGCTACGGGTCGTCAGTGGGGCTGGCTGTCGGCCAATGATATCAGGGAACTTGAAAATCAGAACCCGCTGCCAGGAGAGGAAGGCGATATTTATTTGAATCCCATGAATATGGTGCCGGCTTTGCAATTATTAAGAACAAACGAACAAAAGGAGTATAAGTGACCCCGCTAGGCTGAAATTGGATCAATTGATACGGAATCGAAACACACCACAAAAGTTGGCTCTCAGGTTCAATATGTTCGCTACCAAGTGCATTTTCTATTTTGTGGTGTAGTGACCAGCATATCATAACTAACGATTGTAGAAAGCACTACACTAGAACGCAAAATCCTCTACTAGAACTTCACATTTATTGACTGGTCATCTATAATGTTTTTGTTCGAAATAATAAAGGCAGCTGGAAAGGAAGAGGTTGTAATGCAGCACTGGTATCAGTGTCCTTATTGCGGTAACAATGTAGCCTATGGTCAGCCGGGATGTTCCCGTTGTGGCAATAAATTACAGTGGCAACAACCACAGCCACCACCACAACCAGTACAGCCTTTACACTATCAGTCAACACCACAGTACCAGCAGCAGTATCAAAAGCCAGACCAAGCTCCTCAACAATTCCAACAACAGCCTCCTCGGTTTCCGCAAGAACCCGAAAAACCAAAGTCAAACACAGGGAAAATTGTATTTGCCATTATTGCAGGTGGATTACTTCTATGTATAGGTTCTTGCGCCATTTGTATAAACTCCGGTTCGAAATCGTCCACGTCTAACCCATCTCAAACTCCAACTACGTCCAGTCCAAATGTTCCTAAGACTCCGACAACCCAGGCAATTCAAGTGAGTGCTGGCGCTTTATACAAAGCCTATGAAGCTAACCAAGTGGCAGCTGATGTGCAATACGAAGGTAAAATCCTGTTGGTCACTGGTGTCGTTAGTTCAATTGGTAAAGATATATTGAGCAACCCCTATGTTGTTATCGGCGATGGGGGAAAGTATTCACTAGTGGGAGTGCACTGTTCGTTTGACAAAGGAACTGAGTCAGAATTAGCCAAATTGTCCAAGGGGCAAACTGTGACAATACAAGGCAAACAGAGCGGTTATATTATGAATGTTATATTATCAGGATGTTCGCTCAAATAACTTCGCAGATAACCGTCATGATAAATATTCGACCGTAGTGAAGATATGCCAGAGGAAGTGGTCATGATAGACAGGGGATTTTAATGCAGAACTGGTATCAGTGTCCTTATTGTGGTAACAATGTAGCCTATGGTCAGCCGGGATGTTCCCGTTGTGGCAATAAATTACAGTGGCAACAACCACAGCCACCGCCTCCAACTTCACAGTATCAGTCACCACCACAGTATCAACAGCAGTTTCAGCAACCGCAGTATCAGCAACCATTCCAAGCTCCGCAACAACAGACATATCAAAATCATATAAAAACCAGAGGAAACAGTGGTCTTAAAATAGCTGCGTTAATATTAGGCATTATAGGTGGACTTGCCGGTTTTATGGGAGCAATCTTTGCATTAGTCGTTGGTGGGATAGGAAGCGCTTTAAAAGCCAGTGGCGCAGAAACTGTGGTGGGGTTGGGCTGGGCAGCTATTCCAATTTCGCTTGTTGGAATAATTGGAGGAGCGATGGCTATGGCAAAGTCTAAAATAGCAGGCGTCATTATGCTTCTGAGTGGAATAGCCGGATTCATTGCCATCTCAGGGGGTTATCTTTTGGGAGGTCCACTGTTAATAGTGGGAGGCGTCCTCGCACTAGTAGCCTCTAGAAAATGATCTGTGCTGCCTATTAACTGCTTTGTTATTCGTTCTTGTCAGACAATCGTTTTTAACATCTAGATACTGCTTCCTAAATGGCCAGATTAGGTCTATGCGTAATGCTCGCTCTTTAGGGTGACTTTCTTGCATTTTGTGCACCTCAAGATCTCAACTTCATCACCCTGAAGTATCATGCGGCTACTACCACAGGAAGGACATTTTGGGGTTGTCCCATCTTTGTAATCATCCTTGGGTTCCCAACGGCCACTCCATACCAGCGACGGTATGTCCTCGGGATGCATAAACTCCACTATTATGACTTCAGTGTTAGTGGCACAATCGGTGCATTACATATTTGCGCTAAGCCCGAATATATTGGCACTGTCAATATCAACCGGATGCATCAATTGGACAAAGTCACCTTTCTCATTGCGAGAGAATTCATTAGGGCCATCTGTATAAACAGTATGGCCGCAGACATCACATTTGTGTAAATAAAGGTCAGCCATATCTTATAAGCATACCACGAAGGCGCTCGATGTGAGCGCCTTTTCTATTGGAGGCCACCATGGAACATAAATCAATAAGAATCCAGTTTAAGGAAGGACAGGAAGGCAATTTCATCGCCCAGATCGCTACGCTCAATGTGATCGACAGCGACAACGACCTGACCAAAGCCGGCGCCTTCCCTGCTGGCAAAGAACTGCTCATCTCGGCCTATCAGCACGGCTCCTGGCAGGGTGCTCTCCCAGTGGGCAAGGCCGTGATCAGGGAGATCGGTGATGCTGTGATCGCGGAAGGGCAGTTTAACCTCAATTCCGCATCCGGCCGTGAGCACTACGAGGCGGTCAAGTTCACCGGCAGCCTGCAGGAATGGAGCTACGGCTTCTGGCCGGTCAGGTGGAACATGGAAGAAGTCGACGGCAAACAGGTGAGGATCCTGGAGTCCGTCGACCCTGTAGAGATATCACCCGTATTGAAGGGCGCCGGCGTAGGAACGGCGACCCTGGCCATCAAAGAAGACGACGGTGCTACCTTCGCTCAGCATTTCGAGACGGCGCTTGCTGCTGTCGCTGGAGTGGTTGAGCGCTCCAAATCGCTTGCCGATCTGAGGCGCAAGGAAGGCCGCACCTTATCCCAGGCTAACCGCAATCGGATTAAAGACCTGCAGTCTCAGTTAAATATCCTGTCTGCCGAACTGCAGACGCTCCTGGACGAGACTGATACCGCCAGCAAATCCGTGGTCGGCAGCCTGTACCTGGCATTTTCCAGGACATTACGCAATCTGAATTAAACGGAGGTCAACAATTGAACCTTAAAGAACTTAACGAGGCTATTGTAGCCAAATCCAAAGCCCTCCACGATATCTTCGAGGAGGCTGGTCCGGACATGGATATGTCCAAGGTCAAGAGTTTGAGCGGTGACACCGCCGCCAAGGTCGAGGCCATCAAGGCTATGAACGCCGAGCTTGACGACCTGGGCAAGAAACGAGACCAGGCAAACCAGCTTATCGAGAGCCGCAAACGCGCCGATGAGATGTCCAACGCACAGCCAATTCCCAAGGCCGATCCTTCACCTGCTGCCCGCAAATCCCTGGGCGAGATGGTGATGGAGAGCGCTGCTCTCAAGAACAAAGGCCAGACGTCCAGCCTGGATGTAGACCTCAAAACCCTTTTCGAGCGCACGGCTGGCTTCGCGCCTGAAAGCGTGCGCATCCCCCGGGTGGAGCAGTACCCGGTCCGGCCGCTGATGGTGGCCGACCTTCTGCCCGTGCTGCCCACTTCGCAGGCCGCGATCAAGTACATGGAGGAGACCACCT